TATGGTTCCTCAATACTTTTTGTTGGAGTATTGCGAAATCAAAAACAAAGTTACACAAAATGTTTTTAACAATTTTGAACAGCCAGATAACTATGATCTTTTAGATTCTATTGATAAGCTAACTCACAAGATTCGTTATCAAAAATTAAATTTAAATAACGAAGGTTGCAAGAATCTTTATTACAGCACCTTTGGGCGCACAACAGCAGCTAAGTTTCTAAGTGGCAGTCGATACATCGACTACAACATGTTTGGGACGGTCACAGGACGCCTTACAACGAACAAAAAAAGTTTTCCGATACTGACGTGTGCCAAAAAATTTAGAAGGCTTATAAAGCCGCACAACGACGTTTTTCTATCGTTAGATTATAACGGTGCAGACGTAAGAACGTTCTATGATTTGGTCGGCATTCCGCAACCAAATGTTGATGTTCATGATTGGAATCGCAAGCATTTATTCTCTGGACAATTAACAAGAGATAACGCCAAGATTAAATTTTTTAAGTGGCTGTTCAACCCTGACTCAAAAATTGTTTCAGATCATAAATCATTAAATCGAGAAAAACTTCTTGACGAATGGTATGAAGATGGTTATATTAACACACCATTTAAAAGAAAGATGCAGGTTGACAAAAGAAAAGCATTAAGTTATCTTATTCAAAGTTCAACCAACGATAGAGTATTAACAAGGGCAATTGAAATTGATTCATTCTTACAACATCATAAATCTTTTATTTCTCACCTCGTTCACGACGAGGTTGTCATTGATTTGCATGAATCCGAGAAACATTTGATTCCATCAATAATTAATATCTTTGAAAAAGATAAATACAAAACCAATGTAAAGATCGGTGAGAATTATTTAGATTTAGAGGAAGTTAAATTTTGATTTCTGTTATTGGGCTCGGTACAGGAGCTTCTAAAATTGCTAGTTTATATTCTCGTTTGCCTCAATACAACGCTTATGAGATGAACTCGTCTATCTCCAGAAACTCAAAAAATAAATTTGCTTTAAAGTCCTTTAATAGCCCAGAAGAATACGAAAACAACATTCCAAATGTCTCTAAATTTTTTAAAGATTTAGATCATGAGGTTCAGTTTTTTGTTGTTGGATCTTCTTATAGTTCCAACTATTCTTTGGGCATAATAGAGCAAATTAAAGATAAGAAAATAGATCTTTTTTATATCAAACCTGATACCGAACTTTTAGCTGGAATTCCAAGACTTGTAGAATCTGCAACTTATGGTGTTCTTCAAGAATACGCAAGATCAGGTTTATTAAACAGTATTAATCTTATCTCAAACTTAAATGTTGAGAGCGTTTTAGGTAATGTTCCGATTAAAGGATACTATGAAACTTTAAACTCTGCTATTCAAAATTCTTGTCATTATATTGACTATTTTGAGCGCTCTGAACCAGAAATAGGACTAATTACTAAACCATCCGAGATTTGTCGTATTAAAACCTACGGTATGCTCGACATGGAAACTTTAGAAGAAAAATGGTTTTTTAACCTTGACACTTACAGAGAGATATGTTATTATTTATGTATCAATGAAGAAAGGTTGAGAACTGACGGAACACTTCATAAAAAATACGTAAAATTACTAAAAAACAAACCAAGAAATGCTTTTATAAATATTTCGTATGCGATATACGAAACTGAATCCGAACAGGACTTTGGGTTTTGCGTTGCCCGAACTAACGCAGTGCAAAAAAACTCTTGACTTTGCTAGCCAAGAGTGTTAAGTTGAGATATCAAGGAACGCTTGATATACTATAGCCAAAAAGGAGAAATAAAATGGCAATTAACATGGATCTAATGCGTCGTAAACTAGCGACTCTTCGTGGTGAGAATACTCGTGATAGTAAGGCTTCAATCTGGTTTAAGCCTGATGAGGGAGATACTGATATTCGTATCGTTCCTACTGCTGACGGGGATCCTCTAAAAGAACTATTCTTCCATTATGATGTTGGTAATCATAGGGGAGGTATTATGTGCCCCAAGCGAAACTTTGGTGAGCACTGTCCGATCTGCGAATTTGCGTCAAAACTATGGCGTGAAGGCGTCGATAACGATGATGTAGACAGTAAGAATCTTGCAAAAAGTCTATTTGTTCGTACTCGTTATTTCTCTCCTGTTTTGGTGAGAGGTCGAGAGGACGAAGGAATCAAGGTGTATGGATACGGCAAGAAGGCTTATGAGCTACTATTGGGCTACATCCTTGATCCAGAATACGGTGATATCACAGACACTCTAGCTGGAACTGATATTACTGTTACATACACGCGCCCCACGAAGCCTGGAGCGTACCCTCAGACGAGCATGAAGGTTCGTCGTAATACATCAACTCTGCTAGAAGACACTGAGGCGATTCCAAGCCTGCTGGATTCCGCACCTGATTTTGATACGCTCTTTGAGAAAATGACCTCTTCTCAGATCGATGCGATTCTAGACGAATTCCTATCTGGAGATTCTGGTGCCGAGAGTCGCTCTTCGGAAACTCATCGCTACAACAAAGTCGATCAGGCTTATAACGACCTGATGGACTCGAACATTCCTTTCTAGGCTGAGTTGAGCCGCTGGCAGATCGGTTAAAATCTGCCCTTTTTATTTATTAGGAGAAATAATGCCGAAAGCTAAGGCAAAGGCTGGTCGTGTGCCTATTGGTGATTTAATGGGAATTATCAACAAAAAGGCAGGCGCTCCAGTGGCGCATAATTTAAATGAAGATAACCCTACTGAAGTTAAAGATTGGATTCCAACTGGCTCACGTTGGCTTGATTCTATTATCTGCAAAGGTCAGTTAGCGGGTATTCCTGTTGGTAAAATCACAGAGATTGCTGGTCTTGAGGCTACAGGTAAATCTTATATGGCAGCACAGATTGCTGCAAATGCTCAGAAAAGCGGTAAACTAATAATTTATTTTGATTCTGAGTCTGCTATTGATCCCAACTTCCTTCAGAGAGCAGGTTGCGATCTTGAGCGTATTATGTACGTTCAGGCTCAGTCTGTTGAGTTTGTTCTTGAGACAATTGAAGAACTTCTTGGAGCAACAGACGAGCAGCTTGTATTTATCTGGGATTCTCTTGCTTTCACACCAACAATTACTGATGTGGAAGGAGATTTTAATCCTCAATCTTCAATGGCAATGAAGGCAAGGATTCTATCAAAAGGTATGTCTAAACTAATCATCCCTATTGCTGACAAACAAGCAACTTTGATTGTACTAAACCAGCTAAAAACAAATATTCCTCAAGGTCCAAATGCTCGTATTGTAGCTATGACCACTCCTTACGTTACTTCTGGTGGTAAGGCTATGCATTATGCTTATTCGCTTCGTATCTGGCTAACAGGAAGAAAAGCTAAATCTGCTTATATTGAAGATGATAAAGGCTTCAGAATCGGTTCAGAAGTTAAATGTAAGCTTGAGAAATCTCGTTTTGGCACCCAAGGTCGTTCTTGCGCTTTTAGAATTCTTTGGGGTACAAATGAGATTGGTATCCGGTGTGATGAAAGCCTTTTTGATGCTATCAAGGGTTCTGAACATTTGTCTAACTCTGGTGCATGGTATTCGCTTACTATGGAAGATGGATCTGTGAAGAAGTTTCAACCTTCTAAATGGACTCAGTTTATGGCAACGGACGCCGACTTCAAGCAGCGAGTATACCAGATCCTTGACGAAGAAGTTATAATGAAGTTTGATAAACGCCAGGGTAGTGCGTCTTCTTTCTACGAGGACCAAGAGGATCTATCAATTCCCGTAAGTGAGTAAAAAAACCATTAATTAAAACTGATGATGAATTTAAATAATAAATCATTCGTCTTATAGAAGAAGAGATTGTTCAGAAATTCCATAATCGTGAAGGTAACGCAAGCTGTTTTTACGAAGAGCCCGAAAATTTGACAGTCCCATTACAGGAGTAAAAAAATGATTAATTTGTTTGCCTTAATGTTTTTAGGTCTAATGAACACAGCTGATGCTGCGCATAGACACCCTCATCCACAGCCACCAAGAGCAGCTATCCAGCATGTACATCGCCAGAATCATCGTGGACCTTATTGGCACAATGGACATAAATACCACAAGAGTGCTGGTATTATTTGGAGATGGATCCCTGGTCACTGGCAGGGCAGAGTTTGGGTCAGGGGGCATTGGGCGGTTCACATCAGACTTTGATTTAAAATACTTGACAGCAACCTCCTGATCAGTTAAATTATAACTGTCAGGAGGTTTTTTTGTTGAGAGTTCAAAAGTATGAGTATTCTTCGGATACTGAAAAGCTACACAGGTATTCAGGCAAAATCAAGCGCTACATGAGTCTTGCTGGTCGTGTTGCTCAGCAGTCATGCAGCGACATTCGTCATGGCGCGGTTCTTGTCAGTGGCAACTCTGTTGTAAATGTTTCGGCAAACAAGAACAGCTTTTGTTCTTTTGGTTCTCGTTTTCGCAAAGAATCTATTCAGCCTGGGTGCGCTACCGTCCATGCTGAACTTGGCGCTATCCTCGGCATTGATCGCAGTAAGACGCATAATGCTGATATTTATGTGGCGCGCATTGACAAGCAAGGAGACTACAAAATGTCAAAGCCTTGTCCAATGTGTGAAGCAGCCCTTCGACATGTCGGTATTCGACGTGTTATATTTACTATCAACAACAAGAAAGCAGGGAGCTACAGACTATGAAAAACTATGGATACGCATGCTTAAAACATTTCTTTTGACTATTTATTATAGGAGAAACGTTTTATGCAAACCAAAATCTGTAAAGACTGCCAAGAAGAAAAAACAATAGACCACTTCTACAAGAAAAGTGGAAGACCCGGTAAGTTCGTGCCTTATTGCAAGCCTTGCTCGTTGATCAGAAACAACAAGTCAAGGAAGAAGAACCCCAACACATTGGCAAGAACAAAAAAGAACTGGAAAGAGTGGTCTTCAAAAGAAGAAAACAAGCAAAAGAGAAGAGAATACAATAAGAAATACTATAAAAAAAGATGCGATGAAGATCCGTTTTATAGGTTAAAACTTCGTATGGGCAGTTGGATACTACTAGCGATCAAGAATAACAATGGCTCAAAAGAGGCTAGTGTGTGGGAACATTTACCCTATACACCCCAGCAATTGAAAGAGCATATAGAAAACCAATTTGAAGACTGGATGACGTGGGAAAACCACGGAAATGGAGAAGGATGCTGGAATTTGGATCATATATATCCGCAGTCATTATTACCATATGATAGTTTAGAGCATCCAAACTTTCAAAAATGTTGGGCTTTGGAGAATTTGCAGCCTCTTCCTTGGAAAGAAAACCTATTAAAAAGCAATAAAACTTCTTGACTTTGTTGCACGACTTTTCTATAGTATAAAGAGCATATAGGAGGGAATTATGCGTAATTATGGCTATGCATGCATTTGCAAGTCGCTGTCCGATCTGCCCAAGTCACAGCGCATCACAACCAACCGCTCTATGATTCGTCGCACCTTTGACGAGCGCGGCATCAAGTATGCATCAGAGTTGGCTTTGCTCAACGTCAAAGATCTAAACAAGATTCTTCGTTGGAATCTAACAAAAGGTATTTCGTTTTATCGTCTATCTTCCGACATTTTTCCGTGGGCGTCTGAATATGCGATGGAAGAACTGCCAGACTATGAGTCCATTTTGTTTTACTGCCAGCAGGCTGGCGATTTTGCCAAGCAACACAACATGCGCTTGACTGCTCACCCTGGACCGTTCAACAAGCTGGCTTCACCCAAAGAGCGCGTGTTCAACCTTACAGCTACTGATCTAAAAGTTCATGCTGACGTGTTTGACATGCTCGGTCTTGAGCGCTCTCCGTATGCCAAGCTCAACATCCATGTTGGTGCTGCTTATGGCGATAAGCCTACAGCGCTCGAAACCTTTTGTCGCAATTTTGAGCGTCTGCCAGATTCCGTGCGCTCTCGCTTGACTGTCGAAAACGACGACAAAGATTCACTATACTCTACCAGCGAGCTTTACGATGGTGTTTATAAACGTATCGGTATTCCTATCGTCTTTGACTACCACCATCATCGCTTACACCCTGGCAATCAAACTGAGCAAGAAGCGTTGCAAATGGCTGTTTCAACGTGGGGAAACATCAAGCCTGTTGTCCATTACGCTGAATCCCGCTCTGTTGAGCAAGATAACCCTAAGATCAAGCCACAAGCTCATTCTGATTACGTCAATGATTACTTTGACGACTATGGATATGATCTTGATGTTATGATCGAAGCAAAACACAAAGAACTTGCACTTTTGCATTATCGTGATATAATGGGCAAGGAGGTGTTGAGTGGCTAAGAGAGTTTTATTTATAGACGGACTTAACGCGATGATTCGCGCTTATATTGTCGATCCTTCAATTTCTCATCATGGGCAACCAATCGGAGGAATCAAAGGATTTATTAAGATCCTTCAGAAGCTTGTAAGAGAAACAGAGCCAGACCAGATTGTTGTTTGTTGGGACGGACCTGATGGCTCTCGCAAGCGAAAAGACATTGACAAAAATTACAAAGGTGGTCGCAAGCCGATCAGATTAAATCGCGCTTTTCATAATCTCACAGAAGAACAAGAAACCGAGAACAAAGCTTGGCAACAGCTAAGACTAATGGAATACCTAAATAGCATGCCAGTTATTCAGATTATTTTGCCTCAGATTGAAGCAGACGATGTTATTTCTTTTTTGACTCAAACTGATTATTATCATGGCTGGCAGAAAGTTATTGTTTCTAACGATAAAGATTTCATGCAGCTTTGCGACGATGAGACAGTATTGCTTCGCCCTGTGAAAGACGAAGTTCTAAACAAAAAGACGATCATCCAACAAACAGGAATTCATCCTACCAACATGGCTCTCGCCAGAGCTATTATCGGAGATAGTTCAGATAATCTTCCCGGTATTAGAGGTGCTGGGTTTGCGACGGTTGCAAAGCGACTACAGTTTCTTTCAGAAGAAAAGACATATACAATTCAAGACGTGATTGATTATTGTGAAAGTTCAGATAAGAAAATTAATTTCTTTTCTAACGTTGTAGAGGGAAAGAACGTTGTAGAGCATAATTATAAAATGATGCAGTTGTACTCCCCACAAATGTCACTTCAGTCAAAGGTCAAGGTAAAGCATGCTATTGAAAATTTTGACCATGCATTCAATAAAACAGAAATAATCAAAATGATGCGTGAAGATGGATTTGGTGAGTTGAATTGGGAGACACTAAGAACTGCCTTAAACAGAATTGCTTATAACAATAAGTCTTGACTTATAATAGCGGTTAAGTTAAACTATACAAAAAGGTGGTTTAGTGAATAATAATTTTTCAGATTTTAGTAGATATGGGAAGTCGTTCCAAGAGGGATTGGTTCAGTTAATCTTTGAGGACCGACCTTTCGCAGATCAGATTATTGAAGTTCTCGACATTAATTTTCTGGAACTTCATTATTTACGTATCTTTGTTGAAAAAGTAATCAATTACAGAACTAAATACAGTAGGCACCCTTCTGTGCAAGCAATGTCAACCATTCTTAACACAGAGATAGAGGGTGAAGAGGAGATCATAAAAAAGCAAGTAAGAGATTTCTTTCGTCGTATTCACACACACGAAGTCTTAGACGTTGAGTTCATTAAAGAACAGTCCGTTGATTTTTGCCGTAAGCAAACGCTTAAAAAGGCTATGATTGAGTCTGTGGGCTTACTACAAACCTGTTCATTTGATGAAATCTCAGAAACGATCAATAAAGCACTAAAACTAGGCTCTGAGAATAACTTTGGTTATGATTATCTTGCGGATTTTGATAAGCGCTTCGAGCCTAAAATCCGCAATCCAGTTTCAACTGGCTGGTCAGAAATTGATGTTATTACAAAGGGAGGTCTAGGAAGAAATGAACTTGGAGTTGTCATTGCACCAACAGGTGCTGGAAAGTCTATGGTCCTTGTACATCTCGGCACACAAGCTTTATTGGAGGGCAAAACTGTTGTTCATTATACGCTTGAACTACAGGATACGGTTATAGCTAGTCGTTATGATTCTTGCCTTACAGGATTTCCTCTTACAAACATCACAGACTTTAAAGAAGAGATTTATGAAAAGGTAAAGGATCTTCAGGGTGGCTTGATCGTTAAAGAATATCCAACAAAGTCTGCTTCCACGAATACAATCCGTTCGCATTTGTCTCGTTTGGTCAAAAAAGGAGTAGAGCCAGGAATGATTATTATTGATTATGGCGATCTTCTTAAACCAGTCATAGTGAGAAAAGAGAAAAGAAATGAATTGGAGTCGATTTACGAAGAAATGAGGGCACTTTCTGCCGAGTTTAATTGTCCCGTATGGACTGCTTCTCAGACAAATCGTTCTGGTTTGAACGCAGAGGTAGTCACAATGGAGCAAATTTCAGAAGCGTTTAACAAGTGCTTTGTTGCTGATTTCATTTTTTCTGTTTCCAGAACAATTGAAGATAAGCAAGCAAATACAGGTAAGGTTTTTGTTGCCAAAAACCGAAATGGACCTGATGGTATGGTTTACCCAATCAAAATGGATACATCAAACGTCAATATTAAAGTCTTGGAGAAGAACAATATTGAAGCTGTGCAAGCAGCATTAAATCCAGTGGCTCTATCAGTTGCAGAACAGAAAGAACTACTTAAACAAAAATATTCCAACTATAGAAAACAAAAAGGAAATAGCTAATGAAAACTTTTGGAAATATTCGTCGCTTTAGATTATCAGATAATTTTATTGAGCCTTACATAACTAAGGAAGTTCCGTGGGGACCACTAGGTTATGTTACTTTTAAACGCACTTACGCTCGCAGATGTAATGAGTTTGATCCTACTGCTGCTGGCACCGAAGAATGGTGGCAAACTTGTCGTCGCGTTATTGAAGGCATGTTTAACATGCAGAAACAGCACGTTTATCTGCTTGGGCTAGATTGGAACGATGCAAAAGCCCAGAAAACCGCAAAAGAAGCTTATGAGCGCTTATTTGATCTAAAATGGACTCCTCCAGGGAGAGGTTTATGGATGATGGGCACAGACTTTGTTGAAAATCGCACTGCTGCTGGTCTTTTTAACTGTGCGTTTAGATCTACTAAAGATCTACCAAACAAAGGTGGTTATCTTTTTGCTTGGATGATGGACGCTCTTATGCTTGGTATTGGTGTTGGTTTCGACACTAAAGGTGCCAATAGCATTATTATTCGTGAGCCTCAGTATACTGGCGATACGCATGTTATTGATGATTCTCGCGAAGGTTGGGTAAACTCTGTTCATCTTCTGCTTGACGGGTTTTTCTTTGGCAACAAAATTCCTGTTTTTGATTATTCTGCTATTCGTGATGCTGGCGAGCCTATTCGTGGTTTCGGTGGCACTTCTTCTGGCGCGGGACCACTAAAGCAACTGCACGAAGATTTAGTCGAGCTTTATTCAACTCGCGTTGGTGAGCCAATCACATCTGTTGATATTGTTGATACTGAAAATCTTATTGGTCGTTGCGTCGTTGCAGGAAACGTGCGCAGATCTGCTGCTCTTGCTTTAGGCAACCACAAAGACCGCGAATATCTTGAGATGAAAAACGATCAAGAAAAACTATACCACCACAGATGGGGTTCCAATAACTCTCTTGACGCTGTTGTCGGCATGGATTATACTTGGTATGCTGAACAATCTCAGAAAAACGGTGAGCCAGGGTACATTTGGCTTGATAATGCAAGAACTCATGGTCGTTTTAAGGATGGTCTACGTTATGACGATATAAACGTGGCTGGATTTAATCCTTGTGTCGAGCAGCAGTTAGAAGATGCAGAACTTTGTTGTTTGGTTGAAACTTTCCCGGCAAAACACGAAAGCTACGAAGACTATCTAAGGACTTTAAAAATTGCTTATCTATACGGCAAGACAATCACGCTTTCAAATACCCATTGGGCGGAAACCAACGCAAAGATGCTTAAAAACCGTCGTATTGGTCTTTCTCAGTCTGGCGTGGTCCAAGCTTTCAACAAGTTTGGTCGCCGCACTGTTTACGAGTGGTGCGATAATGCATACGATTATGTAAAGCAACTAGATGAAGAATATTCAAACTGGCTTTGCATTCCGAAATCTGTTCGCATGACAAGCATCAAACCTTCTGGAACCGTTTCTTTGCTTAACGGTTCTACTCCAGGTATCCACTTCCCAGAGAACGAGTATTACATTCGTCGTATTCGCTTTGCAAAAGATTCTCAGCTACTTGACACTTTGCAGAAAGCTGGTTATTATATGGAAGATGATCAGTATTCTCCAAATACGATTTGCGTGGAATTTCCTGTGAGAGAACCTTTCTATAATAAAGGCAAAGTTGATGTTTCTATTTGGGAGCAGTTAGAGATTGCGGCTCAGTACCAGCATTATTGGGCTGACAACTCAGTTTCTATTACTGTTACATTTAAGCCAGAAGAAGCACATCAAATCAAAGATGCACTCGAAATGTACGAAACTCGCTTAAAAGCTGTTTCTTTCTTACGCTACGAGGAGACAGGCTATGTTCAGGCTCCATATGAACCTATTACCAAAGAAAGATACGAAGAGATGATCGCAAACATTAGTCCAATCCAAAGATTCGACATTGAAGAACAAGGATCTGGCACGAAGTTCTGCGATGGAGATTACTGCGAAATTTAATGGAGGTGTTATTTGTTTCAGCCAGTAAATCGTTATGTTCTAATTGAGGTTCTTGAAGATACTCAAGAAGAAGATGATTTTAGTGGTTTTGTTGTGCCAGACGAGTTCGCACCAGCAAAGCCAACACATTCCGCTGCCAGAGTTCTCAAAACGGCTCCAGACTGCCGTTTTGAGCTTCTGGCTGGTTCAAAAATTATTATTAACCGTTCTATGGTCGAAGAAATTTCTATTGGTTCTTCGACGTGGAGCGTAATTCTAGACAACTATATTATAGGAATTTTATAATGGATAAAGACTTTTATAATCGCTCGTCAGCGACTCAGCTAGGGTGGGAGCCATCTTGGTTTGGAGAAAAAGACTTTGATGAAAGGCTTGTTAGGGCTATCAAAAAGTGGCAGAAAGCAAATGGAATAACTGCCGATGGTCTATGTGGTCCATCTACTTTTCGTCGTATTTGGACTGAAAGACAAGCAGATATTGATGAATACAAGCCAAAAGATTTAAAATATTCAAATTATCTTGTTTATAACGGCAAGTTTGTGCCCATCAAATGGGACAAAGTTGTGTTATGGTCAGAGAAAGCAGGGCTATCTGCTAAATCTGGAAATTATTACGATTATTCAGGCAAAAGTGATCGCAAGATTCGGTTATTTATTAATCATTGGGATGTTTGTTTAAATTCTCGCTCTTGCAACGACGTTCTAAATAAAAGAGGAATCTCGGTTCATTTTTTGATTGACAATGATGGTACAATATACCAAACTATGGATATGCAACATGGTGCTTGGCATGCTGGTTCTGGGGCGATTAACAAAGCCTCGGTTGGAGTTGAGATCTCAAATGCATTTTATACGAAGCATCAGAACTGGTACGTTAAAAATGGTTATGGAGAGCGCCCAATAATAGAAAATGCAGTTGTGCATGGGGGCAAGGTAGAGGCACATCTTGGCTTTTACCCTGTCCAGATTAAAGCAGCGCAAGCTCTATGGAGCGCCATT